CGGCCGCGCCATCTGGCCCGACGTCGGCATCTACGACGGCGACACCGGCTGGCCGCAGGACGCGCCAATCGTCGACGCCATCGCGCCGGCCGGTAATTTCGACGACGTGCCCGGGGCGCTGTCCGCGGTCGGTCTGGGCAGTGTGCCGGCGTGGCTGCGGCCGTTCCGCGCGCTGTCGAATGGCGAGCGCTTCCGCGCCGGCCTGGCGCGGATCATCGCCGAAGGCCGCGAGCGGGTCATCATTGACGAGTTTACGTCGGTGGTCGACCGGCAGATTGCCAAGATCGGCGCCGGCGCCTTCAGCAAGGCGTGGAAGCGCGGCGGCGGCCAGGCCGTGCTGCTGTCGTGCCACTACGACGTGCTCGACTGGAATTACACCGTCGCGGTCAACGCCAAAAAATGACCGTCAAACTATCCAACTGCCTTGATACATTCTGGCAAGCAGCCGCTCCGCGCCGCGCCTTGACGGTTTCGGCGTGGGCAGACGAACATCGGGAACTATCCGGCAAGCAGGCCGGCGAGCGCGGGCGCTGGCGGACCTCGCGCACGCCATTCCTGCGCGAAATCATGGATTGCCTGTCCGCGAATTCGCGGGTGCAGGACATCGTAGTTATGAAGTCGTCACAGGTCGGCGTCACTGAGGCAACGGTAAATTTTCTCGGCTACGTCATCGACCATGCCCCCGCGCCGGTAATGGTGCTCATGCCGACGCTGGAAAGCCGCGACGCATGGAAGGCGCAGAAGCTGAACCCGCTGCTTACGGAAACGCCGTCAATTCGCGCGTTGCTCGGCGGCCAGCGCTCGCGCGACGCGGCCAACCGCCAGGACATGATCGACTTCCCTGGTGGCGTGTTGTTTTTGGCCGGCGGCAACTCGCCGAACTCCTACGCGCAACGCTCTGTGCGTTACCTCATCATGGACGACCTCGACCGCTTCCCGCCCGAAGTCGGCGAGGAAGGCGACGTGGTAACGCTGGCCAAGGGCCGGACCAAGGCATTCGCCCGCGCCCGGCGGATGTTCATCTCGACGCCCACGGTACGGCACGAAAGTCTTATTGAGCGCGAGTGGCTGAAATCAGACCAGCGCCGCTACCATGTGCCGTGCCCGCACTGCGGAGAATACCAGCCGCTCGAATGGGGCGGGCCGGAAGCGAAGCATGGTGTCAAATGGACGGCCGCCGATGGCGCCGTCACCGCGGCATGGTATGTCTGCGCGCATTGCTCAGGTGAGATCCACGAACACCACAAGCCGGCGATGCTAGCCGCCGGCCGCTGGATCGCCACCCACCCCGAGCGCCCGATACGCGGCTATCACCTGACCGCCCTGCTGGCACCCATTGGTCTTGGCCCGTCCTGGAAGGCTCTGGCCGAAGAATGGCAGCACGCCGTCAAATCTCCGGGCACACTGCGCACCTTCATCAATACCCACCTGGGCGAATGTTGGGAGGAGCAGGGCGACCATATCGAGCCGGTCGGCTTGCTTTCCCGGCTGGAAGAGTACGAAGAGAAGCATGATAGCCTAGCGCGGACGGCAGGGGCTGACGTGCAGAAAGACCGTATCGAATGCACGATCTTTGACTGGGACGCAGGCGAAGAAGGGTGGGCGATGGACCATATCATCGTGCCAGGCGACACTGCCCACCCGGATACCTGGCGCCGGTTCGCTGCCGAGATTGAAGAATGGGCGCCGGAAGCCGTAGCCATTGACTCCGGCTACAATACCAGCATGGTTTATTCGTTTGTCGAAAAGCGCCGTTGGGCAATGGCCGTCAAGGGTCGGCCGGGACGTGGCGTTCCAATTGTCGAAGACGAAAAAGCCCGGCGCCAGCGTCTGCGCCTGCAACGCAAAAAAGGAATTGCCGTGCATCTGATCGGCGTCGATCAGGCCAAGGCGTTGCTGTTTTCCCGCCTGAAGATCATCAAGCCAGGCCATGGCTACATTCATTTTCCGAATTCGCCGGCATTCGATGATGAGTATTTTGCTCAATTGACTGCTGAAAAACTTGTCACAAAGATGCGCGGCACCCGCCCCTATGCGGAGTGGGTTCAGACCCGGCCGCGAAATGAGGCACTGGACTGTGCCGTCTATGCGCTGGCCGCGCTGCGCCTGTCAGGTATCGACCTGGCCGCTCGCGCTGCTGGCAATGCCAGGAAATCAGACGTGCCGCCATTGCCGCACATGCCGGCAATCAGCAGGGCGCCGTCGCATCATTTCGGGAGCGAAGAATGGGCGCTATGAATCACGCCGACACCATCGACCAGGACGCTGCCGTGAATTTCCGAAACACCCTGATACGCATCATCCGCTCATCGCTTGGCCTGCCGGAAACCGTCGCGCTGCCGATGGCGGATGCGCTGGCCAAGGGGATGTGTAGCGAACTCGGGGGGCTGTACATCACCAAGCGCGAAATCCGCGGATCACGTGACGAAGCCGTGCGGCGCGACTTCACTGGCCGCAATCACCGCGACGTGTGCCGCAAGCATGAAATCAGCAGGGCGACGCTGTACCGGATAACTGGATCAAGAAAACAAGATTAAGTCAATGTCTCACTTTTACAAGAAATGAGACGGCCCACGAATTACCCTGAATCCTCCGAAAAGGAGTCCGCATGGCCTTTACTTCCTCCGACCTTGACGCCGTCGACCGTGCCATCGCCTCCGGCGAGTTGACGGTGCGCAGTAATGACCGCATGGTGACATACCGCAGTATGGATGAATTGACCGCCGCGCGTGCCGCAATCAGTGGCGCACTGGCAGCCGCGAGCGCCAGCACAGCCGTCTATCCGCGTTATCAGCTTGCCGACTTTTCGGACGATTGAACATGGCAAACCTGATCGACCGCATTGTCCAGTATGTCTCGCCGTCAGCAGCGCTCAAGCGCGAACACGCGCGGCGCATCCTGGCCTACTACGAAGCAGGGCGCTCCGACCGCCTGCGCAAGAACCGCCGCGAGACTGGCAGCGGCAATGCCGCCGTGTCGCGTGCCGGCAGCACGTTGCGCCAGCAAGCCAGGCACATGGAGCAGAATTACGACATCGCCCTTGGCGTCCTGAATACTCTGGTAGCGAACGTCGTTGGCGCCAACGGTATCGGCGTCGAGCCGCAACCGCGCCGTGCCGATGGCAGCATTCATGACGAATTCGCGCGCCAGCTACTTGACCTTTGGAAAGACTGGGGCCGCAAGCCGGAAGTTACTTGGTGTCACGACTGGCCGGCCGCGCAGCGCCTGCTGGCGCGCACATGGTTTCGTGACGGCGAAGTGTTCGCGCAGTCGGTCGAAGGAAACGGCCCGTGGCTTGACCACGGCACCCGCGTACCGCTAAGTCTGGAATTGATGGAACCGGATTACGTACCGATGGAATTCTCTGCGGCCGCTACCGGCAACGCGCGTATCGAGCAGGGGATTGAAATCAACGCCTGGGGCCGCCCGGTTGCCTTCCATGTCCTCAAAGTTGCGCCAGGCGAAACCGGATTCGGCATGACTTCAGGGGGCGGGCAGACCAAGCGCATCGACGCTGGCCGTATGCTGCACCTCGCTACCCGTCATCGCATCCGCCAGTTGCGCGGCGTGTCCGTTTTCGCCTCGGTCCTCAACCGCTTCGACGACCTGAAAGATTACGAAGAGTCCGAGCGCATCGCTGCGAAGGTCGCCGCATCGATGGCAGCCTTTATCAAGAAGGGTACGCCGGACGCATACGACGCGCCGGAAGATACCGAGCAGCGTCAACTCAAAATGCGCCCTGGCATGATCTTTGACGATCTCCGCCCTGGCGAAGAGATCGGCATGATCGACACCAACCGGCCGAATCCGAATCTTGAAACCTATCGCAGCGGGCAGATAAAGGCCATCGCCTGTGGCACCGGGCCGACCTATTCCAGCATCGCCAAGACCTACGACGGAACCTACAGCGCGCAGCGTCAGGAACTGGTCGAGGGCTTCGTCGCATACGCCACCCTGTCCAACGAATTCTCTTCACGCATCGTTCGCCCGGTCTGGGAAAAGTTCGTTGCCCTGGCCGTCCTGTCCGGCGCTATCCGCGTGCCAGCCGATGTCATCGCCATCAGCCTCAGCGACGCGATCTACATCACCCCGCAGATGCCGTGGATCGACCCGAAGAAGGAAGCCGATGCCTGGGCCGCGCTCGAAGACCGCGCCTATGTTTCGGGGCCGGAGATCATCCGCAAGCGGGGAGGGAACCCGATTGACGTACTCGACCAGCAGGCCCGCTGGCTGCGCGAAAAGGAAGCCCGCGGCATTCCGGTCAATGCCGCCGATCCGCAGCCGGACCCTGTGCCGGAACCGGAGCCGGAAGGCGATGACTTGATGGCAACTGCGCTTCTTGAAGGCCAGCGCAGTATCGGCAGCGCACTGGCCAGCCTGGCGTCGCGCGAACAGCCCGCGCCGCAACTCACCGTGCATATGCCCGGCCCTGGCAAGCCGACCATGAAGGTCGGGCGCCGCCTGGCCGATGGGTCTGTCGAAATCCGCGAAGTCGAGATTGAGGAGCCAGACGATGAGAATTGAGACCTGGGCCGCCAACAACCTGGCCGACGTTGCAGCCGACCTCATGTCGGGCGGACGCGTTGACGTACTCGACGAGGACGGCGTGCGCCTTGCTTCCTGCGCTTTTGCCGAGCCGCCTTTTTCGGCAGCAGCCGGCGGCGCTGTCAGAGCCAATCCGTTTCCGCCCGCGCGCGCCGATGCCGATGGCGTCCCGGCGTCATTCGTTGCTTATGACTCGGAAGGGCTGGCCGTGCTTTCCGGGAGTGCAGGATACCGCGACGAAGAACCCGCGCCTGAGATGCAATTCAGGACGCGCGTTATTGTCAAGGATGCTGACGTTCTGGTCGAATCTTTCGTCTTCGCAGTGATTCAGGAAGGGGCGCCTGAATGATTTCCGCGCAGCAACTCCACAAAATCATGCC